TGGCTTTAGGATTACAGCCTCTTCTTCAATTGATATAGAATCTTTTTCTTTATTTAAAATATCATCAAGTATTGATTTGTTAGCCAAAATGAATGCCTTTCGTTAAGACTAATAGTATATCAGCTGGTTGGGGCTTCTATGCCATCCCAGGCTTTCCACTTTGAACAAGGTGTATCGAATGGGCATTTCTTACAGTAGATTGTCTGACCTCTTCTAGGAGCAAAAACTTCTGTTTCGTTGATAGTATTAGCCCAATATTTTAAAGAATTAGAATCTTCTTTATCTATTTGAAAATCCGTAAATTTTTGGTTAGAAGCCAATAGATCATAGTATCCAAAATGAGCTTGATTTATTTTAGCGCCAAACTTATGTTTAAAAGCTTCGTGTAGAACAGAAAAATCAACTTGATACGTATCTGCATGAGAGCTTCTAAAGTTAAAGACCCATTTATAGACATAGTATTGGTTATCTTTAGCTAAGATTAAATCAAAATTACCGTCTACTTTTGTAGAATCGCCTAATGGTATTATAAATGGTTGGTCTATTGATATTGGTATGGAATCATCTTGTGAATATATATTATAAAAATTTAAAAGAGTAGAGGCAGCTCGTGAAGTTAGACTTGCATTATTGCCATAGTAGCTCTCATGCTGTTCATGAATAATATCATAGGAAGTCATATCTTTTGGATACCATATTTTTTCCCACCTATTCAATAGGGATGCATAAGATGGGGTGAACCCGCCTTGTTTTTTGTAAAAGAAAAAATTGATAACACTTTTAATTGTATTTTCAAATTTTTGTGTAAACACATCTCTAGATGGGATAGTTTCATTTAATTTTTGCTCATGCCTATAACTGTATAGAAGAGCGCATGTTTGGAAGTCTTTAATGGACTCCACCTTTAGTTGTTTCATATATCAAAATCTCCATCATCTAATAAATCATCTAGTAACGAACTTGTATCGTAGTCTTCCTCTGTTACGGGATCGTATTCTTCGTATATCTTTTTAGAGTCTACATACCTAACAAGTGGTGGGTTATAAAGAAAGCTAGAACCTGTAATTCTGTTTTTGGGTATCTGTAGTTGCATTATATTGTCGTCTTCAGAGTCATCCCCACTCAAAAGTTTTTTCTCTGTTATAAATATAGTAACAGCACACTTTTGTTGGATGGCTAGTGATCCTCCGGTATCAGACTGTTGGACTACTTCTCTTTTTTCTTTCATTCGATTAGAGTTTTCTTGTGCGGTAATAATCAGAACACAATTCATGTCTCTAGCAAGCTTCTCCAGCTTGACCATCATCTCTTCAAACTCACCCCATCTAGGCTTACCTTTGCCACCTTTGGTGAACATTGATTGTATAGTATCAATTACTACGATGTCAGGAGTCTTGTTTGAATGCTCAATTATATCTTTGAGCCATCTCTCTAGGTCCTCAAAGTATGGAGTTTCCGGGTCATGCCTAACCATGAGTCTGTCGCCCCACTCTGCTAACTTAGCCTTAAACTTATCTATGTATTTTTGTTTCTCTTCTGGACTCCATGTATCTGCGTCTTTGTACACGTTCTTGCCAATTATCTGGGTCATAAGGACTCTTTCCCAGTGACCAGTTGCTTCTTCAAAGTTGACGTATAAAGCCGTATACCCATTGTCTACCCAGTTATTAACTAGGCACTTAGCAAAGGTGCTCTTACCCTTACCTGAAGCAGCTATTATGGCGTGAACTGCACCCTTAAAAAAACCACCTTCATCAGTATAACCCATAGCTCTATTGAGTGCCTTAAATTGAGTTGGCACAAAGCTTGGTATGTCCAGCAAGGATTCTACTCTATCAGAAATATCTTTAGCCGTAGTTAACTTATCAAATGGGTTATAGTTTAATTGATTTTCTAGTTCTCTAATTTCAGAAGTAATTAAATTAATCCTAGATAAATCTTTTTCAGACTTACTGCCTTTTTGGTTCAGGATAAGCTGCAACTCTTGCAGGTAGTCGATCTGTTTGCGTTTATTGGCTTTATGTTTAACCAATTGGACTACAGAATCAGAGGTTGAAAGATCTAAGGACATCAACAAGTCCATCATCACTGTCACTCCAGCGTTACCACCAAGCCCCTCTTTGATGTCAGTTTCTGTTTCTAGCCAACTCTTAAATCCAATTGGATCAACTACATCTAGTTGAGTAGCGGTATGGTAGGCGAGTAGGGCTCGATAAAATTCGTGAATCCCCTTTTGCCCATGGTTAATTCCCACTATTAAAGGGTCTAACTCCTCTGAGAAATACTTTATAGCCCCCTCTTCTCTAAGAGATAGGGCAAAGATCTGATACTCTATTGGGGTATCATCAAGCTCTTCAAGATTATCGATTGTCATTCTTTCGCTTTTCTTTCATTGTCTTGTAAGCTTTTTTTCTTTGTTCAGAAAGTTTTTTCTTAGATTCTATATAAAAATCAGAAGAATACAATTCATTCTTAATCTTCTGTTCCTTGACATGAGGCGAATGCCTAATGGCATCTATCATTCTATCAAAAACAGATTGTTCGGTAAGTTCATCATTATAGCGGATAACAACCAGAGCTATGCCTCTTTCCTTGCATATCTCTATTTTTCTTTTGTCTCTCTTAAGCGCTTCTTCAAACTCATACTTGGATTCAAAAAATTTAGAAGTATAATAGAAGTGTTGCCTACCGTGATACTCCGCAGCTAACTTGTAGCTTGGACAGTAAACATCTAGTCTAAGCTTGTCTTCTAGATAGAATTCATTAACTATCTTTTCGCTGGGCAATAGCTTCTTCATAATATTAGTTAAAGCTGTTTGTCCTCTAGATACTTTTTTTCTAGATTCTTTTAACCAAGAAAGACCTAATTGATTTATCTTTTTATTAACTCTAGCTATTGGCCAGCCAACTTCTTTTGCTATTTGATTTAAGCTTAAAGAAGTTTCAAATAATAAATCAACTAAGTATTCTGTATTGTCAGATTCTTCTTCCCAATTATCTTTTTTCATTAGTTTTAGTATTTGAAAATCTACTAGTACTAACAACTCTTCCCAGGTCAAGTATCGACATATTTAATGTCTCCCAAATCTTAGGGGCTAAAGCGGTGGCTAAAAGCGGGCAATCCATAATGCAGTAATCGACTTTACCATCAAGCTCAGCTATCTGTGCATGTATGGAATCTATCTTATCAAAGTAACCATTATATGGAACAGCTATAATCTGCTGATTGGTCCCAAATATTCCCTGTATCACTTTTTTGTCATGAAAAGTAACGATTACATTTTTTGAGTCTCTAATATAATGATTAACAAATATGTCTACGACTTCTTTTCTAGTGTTATAGAAGTGCTCAAAAGTATTTAAAGAATAATAGTATCTATTGTTATTCAATCCTATATTAGCTAACTTACCTTTTTCTATGTCGTAGGCAATCTCTGCAGGGACTGCCTTCAGAAAATTATCATCTTCAATTGCAGCACAATTTGATATAGCTTTAACGAAATACTTTGGAAGTTTTTTTTCAGAAGAAAAATTCAAAGATGCTATAGCAGCAGGGGGTAAGTTAATGAATGCAAATTTTTCTTTTTCATCCATCTTTTTAGTTAGATCAATAATAGACTTAACTGGGTCTAGAATTATGGAGTCGTTACTCATTTAAATACCAAAGTTTCCCCAGTTAATTAAAACTGGATTAGGGTCTATTATAGAATTGATGTGATCAAGTTGATGGAAAGCTCCACCATCTAGGGTGGAATATCTTTCATACTTCATAGTTTTGTCTATGTCATGAGTATAGCCTAAGTGCTGCATGATGAGGTTGGAATCTGCCCAGTAATTTCTTTGCTGCATCCACTCCCCTACATAAGTGGGTTCAGATCCACAGGCAAGGGCTCTGTTATGGAAACCTCCACCTTCTTTGAAGCGGAAAATACGAGTAGAATTATTTGGAGCCCAAAGTTTATCCACTCTATACTGTGTTTCATTCCACATATGATAGAAACGAACATTAACTATATCAAATTGTGATTTAGCTAGAACATCTCTAGGGGCCAAATCTCCTGTATGGTATAGCATCTCATCACAGTCTATTGCTATCACCCAGTCACCAGGCTTTGCAAACTTCTCTAGGTTACCCCAAGCTCTAGCTCTTAATTGACCCTCGTGCTTAGAAAAAAGCGACTCTTCATTAATGAAGACTTCAGCATACTTAGATGCAATTTCTGGGGTATTATCTGTAGAACAGTCATCGGTAAATATAATTTTATCTACCTGTTCTGATAGTCTCTGTAGGACTGGCTCTAAAAATCTAGAGCTTTCATTCTTGCCTACCATTTGTGCATAAATCATATGTATTCCAGTCTAAGGTTAAATGGAGGGCCACATTAAAGCAGCCCTCCATTATACCAATATTATAATTAGGCTATTGTCTGCTCGCGAGCTTCAATTGCAGAAATGCGCTCGATCTCAACATCCTTGAACAAAACTTCACCAGTAACTCCACGACGACCCATGGCAAGCTTCTGAGCATCTGTTTTACTATTAGCCTTGACGACTGAAGTTGTTGTTACAGTAAAATATTTAAATTTATTGTCTGACATTGTTTTCCTTTAGATTGTAGCTTTCGCTATTTAATATAAGAATATAATTATAACACCCAGTAGCTCAATAAGCAACATTCGATAACATCAAATAAAAAATTGTTAATCCTTTAAAGTATAAAAGTTTGTATAGGAATACTTTGTCCCAGAAATGATAGGTATAGTGGAGTGAACTTGAAGTGCGTCAAATAGTATAAGGCAATTTTTTTTAGGTTTAATAGAAAAATACTTTTCTTTATTATCATTATAAAAAACTAAATCTCCACCAGAGTAATTGTCATTAAAGTAAAAAACAGAACTTAAGTAAATTGTTTTTTTCTTATTTAAAATATCTGATTCAGTTTCATAATGCCAGTCTATATGTTTTTTAATAAACTGATTCTTTATATACCTTACTATCACCTGTCCACTACATAATTCAAATTGTTTAGGATAATGAGCTTTAATATGTTTGTCTATTTTGTCGTCTATTACTTTCATAAAATCATAGTACACAAAATTTTGATCTACAAAATAACCTCGCAGTGTTGAATTTGTTACCTCTTTTTCAAAAGGACCTAATTCAAAATCTAAATTAATAAAAGAAGACTCTATTAAATTAAGAGTATCTTCTTTTATTAAATTTTCTATTATTACTGTTGGGTACATCGTATAAAATCTTAGTTAGCTGGATAATGAATAGATATGTATTCTATAGCATCTTCAATATTATCTACTATTTTTGTGGCCATATACTTCATGTATGGGCGATCTTTATTTTGGTTAGAACACATAACTACGATTGGCTGATCATTCATCTTTGCCCAAGCCATTTCAAAATCAGTACCTATGTAAGCTCTATCTTCTAGCATGTATTCTACTAGGAGAATGTCTGATCTCTTCTGCATAAATAGATTTTTTTGTACCTTTTCTTCTGGGGACATATCTTCCCCTTCTGGTATAGAAGTTGGGTCCAACACCTTGTACCCACGTAGGGCCAACATTAAAGTAGCTTCCTGTCTCCATCCCTTAGCATAGTCCCCGACATAATCCATCGCACCTGCTAAATATACTGTAACACTCATACTGGCCAAAGGTATTCTAAATCTGATGGTTCGTTAAAGAACTGTGAATAATACTCATAATCTTTTCTCAAAAGGTTTGATCTGTGGGATTGATGAAAAGATTCTACCCCAAACCATGGTGGCATTACTACATCTTCTAAGTCAACTTCTTCAAGCTTCATTGTATTCTTGTAGCCTCTAGAGACCCATTCGTTGATGGTGTAATTTTGATATAGCTTTAATGCTTCTTCATAACCAGTCCACATACGAGTGACTGGATGGTTTCTCCAGCCTTTCGTAGGCGTTCTGTCGAGTAATATATTAAGAACTTGAAATGTTTCAACACGTTGTTTTCCTAACCGTCTATAGTCTAATACTTTTACAGATAATTCCAAATCTGCATATGGTAAAAATGTTTGCACTGTTATGCTTTCTTGAATTCCTGAAATGTCTTGTCGCCTACGCCAAAGTATTCTCTGGCTAAGCCTGCAGTAACTATGTCTGTGTTCAAACAAGCTCCTGCTTCGTTCCATACTCTAGCAAGTATTCTTCCATATTTCTCATTTTTATCAAGAATTGTTTCTATTTTAATCTTGTGACCGGCAGTAGTGATCCACTGATCTGTAAACTCTTTAGCAGCTAAGCCCATTTTCTTTTCTTCAAGATTAGTAGTGCGACTCTCAGGAGTATTTACTCCATATAATCTCACTCTACCTTTCCTAAAGGTATCAAATCCTAAGTCAATAAGAATATCAAATGTATCTCCATCAACTATTTTTTTAACTTCTGCATTATAAATCCAAGGGTTTAATTTTTCTGTCATTTTATCTTTCTTTTCTATTCTGATATTTTTTGTCATTTTCTTCAAAGTTATTATTTGATTTCTCTAAATACTCATCATATTGTTCTTTGTTTTCTGCTCCCCAAAAACCAAATTTTTTACCATAAAGATAATCATGCCCCCAATTACCGTATATTTTTCTAGATTCAAGATATCCATTGAATGCAAAAACTCTATCGTCTAAATATTTTTCTTTAGTAAAACCCAATTCTTCGTTCTTGCTCAGTGTAGACATAACTGTTTTCTCTGAGCTGAAGAATCTATAACCCCTAGTTGAAGCTCTTAGAGCCGTTAACTCTTGCTCTGGATTAAATGGAACAAATGGGTTATATGAAACATCATATAAAAACTTTGCATCACCGAAAACACCTGCGCAACCAAAGCACAAGTAATGTTCTAAAAACTTTCCAAATATTTTTTCTTCATCTTCTCTTGAAGTATCTGCATTGGTGTTTAGCCCATCTTCCTTTGCGCAAAGTGGATACGCTTTTTCTCCAGCAAAATTGTTGATATATTGTTTTTCTGGATCACAGTATACTTCTTCTCCGTGCCATGCAACAGATTGAGATATCAGTGGTTTATCACAATACTTCTTTAATTGTTTAAAATCTTCGACTAGAATAGCGTCCCAATCTTTACAGAATATTGTATGTGCATCAATTTGCAAAAAATATTCTTGCTGATCATGGAGTATTGAACTTCCCAATCTAGCTAGGCCTACTCCAAGTGGTTCTTTATATGATATATTTACACTCTTAACATTGGGGTAATCAGAAAAATTTTCGAATTCATCCCCTTCAGTCTTTTGATTGAAGATCCCAAAATAAATTTTAGATGGATCTTTGGCTTTTTTGTATGCGTCAGCAACAGTTTCTTCTAGGAAATATTCATTTAAAGCAGGTACTGCTATGAAAATGGTATCACTATTGTGATCATTCATCCTAATCTCTTTCTATCCCCATATGGTCACATGCTTTTCTAAATATTTCTCTACTTATAGGGAAATAGGAATCTGCGTGACTCACTCCCTGACCTGGCTTAGGAGTGCTAGCGTGCCAGCTGTGCCCTATTGATACTGAACCATCATACACTACATTATAACCAAGGTGTCTAGCAAAATATGAACACCAAGTCTCTTCATAATAGTGAGGAGTAGGCAGGAAGGCTCCAATAGCATCTGGATAGATAGCTCTGTAGTCGGGGTGATTAGTCATTGCATTCCATACATCTCTTCTAACGAAGTATGCTGAACCTGAAACCGTTACGCATTCTATGCGATCTCTATAGGCAGTGTCTTGCGGGTCTGCCTCTCTCCAGGCTCTGTGCTTAGGTTCTGTGTTGGTTCCAATGATACCCGCATGGGTGATGAATCCCTGTTCATCTCTTTGCTTGGGCCCAAGAATATGAATATCTGGATTATCGATAAAGATTTGTTCTATCTTTAGACAGTCTTGACTAGTCATCCAAACATCTCCGTTTAGTACTGCAATAATATCTCCAGATGTTTTGCTAGCCATGCTATTGATGGCAGCGGAATACCCTATGTTTTTTCTTAGATATAGATTGTCAATTAGATAACGTTCTTCATTCTCTCTAATCCAAGGGATAAAATCATCGGTTGATTCATTATCCGTTATGTATAAATTCCAGTTTTTTTCGAGCGCACCATTTGGATTAATTAAGTCTGAGTGCAAAGTATCCAAAAATCTTTGCAGCTCTTTTCTAGTGTTGTGGTTCACCACACATAGGTCAATCATTAAAATATTTCTCCTGCTTCTAAACATTCTTTTTGCACTGTATTAAATGCACTCTGTGGATAAAATCCATTTTCTATTAAATCTAAAAATAAAGCTGTTGCTTCTTTTTCTTTGGTTAAATCAAATTCAGTTAATCTATTTAAGTATTGTTCTAGGTTAATATTTTCTTTATTCTCTTGAGATAAAAAATTTTGCTTACTTATTTCTCCCAATAGATAACCTAAAGATAAAAATCCCAAAACCATTAAGGCTAGTTTACCATTCTTGTTCATCGCCATCATCGCCATCTCCTTGACCAGAATAATATGTTCTAGTGGTCCAGTCTAGAATTTGACTTACAATTTTGGAATAAGCTTCTTTATCCTTAGGGTCTTTAGAATCCTTCGCCATGCCGGCGTAAGTGTCCATTATATCAGTTAAGACCTGTAGATCAGCTACAAAAATTGCTTCACCTGGATTTACTTTAAGTATTACTTTTTTCTTTTGCGACTTTTTCTTAGTCATTCTTAGCTTTCTTTTCCTTTAGTTCTGCGTTTAAGATTTCATTTTCTGGTATTTCGTATACAGAAAGGTTATTGGTATCTGGCTCAAATGTTGTGAATAAGATACGCTTGTCAGCTATAGAAAAACCCTCTGGAGGAGGAGACTCTAGTGCTATCTTCTTAGAGGAGCAACCATATACTTGACTGTGCCCTTTATATAAGACTATGTAGTTTACTTTTGATGCTGCCATTATATTTCTATTTCGTAAGTAAGGACGTTTGCTTTATAGAGAAAAGAATTAATATTTTCCCAGTCTTTATATGAACTATCTCCAATATAGTATACCTGCTCAACTGTACTATTTGCTATTAATTTTGCACAGGAAAAACATGGTGGTCCATTAATATATATCCTATAAGCTTGAGAGCTGTAGTCAGAGTGCAGCAGTGCATTAGCCTCGGCATGAACTGCTATGCAGTTATCGTAGATAGACCCGCTATCTGACATCTCTTGAAATCTAGGACAGCCCCCATCTTCGCAATGCTGAAACCCTCTAGGCCCACCATTATAGCCAATACCAACTATGTGATCATTTTTGTCAACAAGTACCGCAGCGTATTTCTTTTTACCGCATGTAGAGAATATATTAGCTGTAGCAATACACATTTGCATGTATTGTTTATTTTTTCTATCAGAAGACATTTTATAAGTAATGAACTACTATACCTAGGGCAATGCCGGATATTATAGATAGAATAATAGATCTAATTTTTATTTTTTTACTATCGCTCACTTGCATTAGTATGGACAAGCTTATAGTCCAGTTGAGTAATAAGGTAAATAATATTAGGCTAACTATAAACACGACTACCCACCAATGCATTTAAAGAAACAGGGTATAGGTCTCTCACTAGCTCAGCTATTGCTTGAGCATAGACTCTAATCTCCTCTTGCGACTGCTCTTCTAGTCTTTGAGCTAAGAATAAACCAACTGACTGAAGACTACATGACCATCTATAAACTACGTGCATCGAATAAGCCGGCAGGAATAATCTAGCTTGTTCTGGGGCTATTCCATTCTCCAAGGCTAAATTATAAAAAGCTTCGCCCTGTTCTATATATCTATTAAGTTGCTCTGTCAAGATTGCTCCGGAGAATGGGTCACACAAACCTGCAGATCCCTGCTTCTTATCTTCCGGAGCCAGTCTCCACTGGTCATTGTTTGGAACATAAAATTCTGGTTCCATAGTTATGTACCTACGAGAAGATTCATTCCATGAATCCATAGTATGATCTGATCCCACTACATACTTCCAGTGTTGTCTGGCCACCATTAAAGGGGCTTTAAACTCAAAGGTCATAAAAGCATGTCTGAATGGAGACATGTGATTTTCTCTAGCTAAGAAATCGATTAATCTTGCATCGCTGGTACTGAACTCTTTGCTTTCTTTAGCAAAAGACGCTCTAGCTGCATTTACTACAGAGAGATCACTCCCCATGTGGTCAACTAATCGGACATAACCGTTGCCTAGTACTTCTATTGAGTTGTTTTCTTTATTCATCATCTTCTTCTTCGTCGTTAAACTGTGATTCTTCTATCATTATTTCTATAATATGATCATCTAAATCTTCAGATAGCTTATACATATTGCCAAGTATATCTTTTAATGTACTATCTATATCATAATCATCAAAAGATATATAATTTAATAGTAATTCGTTAATATGGACTAAGCTTTGAGATAATGATTGAGAGATAAAAACTAACTCTTTCATCATACTTTCTAGACTTACTTGTTCTATGCTTATTATAGCGTCTATTCTAGGTAAATCTACATCAATGTCATCTGAAGACATCATTTCTTCAAACATTTTATCTATATCATCATCTTCAAATTCTGACATAAGTATCCTATTTAATATTATCTTTAATTAACTTTATCTCACAGCTGTCTGTTGTACAATAACTTTCCCCAATAGCATCAGCTGCCATGCCAGCATAGACCCCAGAGAAATCTATCGGGAACAATTTATTCTCTCCCTCTTCGCGATACTGTTCTTCTGTAATTTGAGTATACGGCATTTGTGGGTAAGTAAAGTTTCCTGATGGAAGGAATGATACAGTCTTTAACTGACCATCGTACATATGTAACACTGTTCCAACATGTTCTGATTCTGTTTCTGGATCAAAAGAAATAGTCACTGAAACTGAGTTATCGGACCAGTATCTTTGTGCAACTGCAGCTAAAGACATCTTCTCAAAGATTGTCACATCACGCTCAGCACGTCTTGCATCAGACTTGATTGGAAAATAAACAACAGAAGTTGTATCTGGAGATTCAGCAGCTGGTTCAACTTTATAGTTGGCCATTAAGAACAAAGGAAGCATAGGGTCATCATTTGAGAATCTAATTGTTCTATTGAAGTACTTGCCACCTGGAGTCCAGTGAACACCAGGAGATTCCCCAGCTAAAATTGAAACAGTTCCAGAAGGCTTTACTGTCGTCATCTTGATCGACTCGCGAACTCCAAGCCATTCAGAATAGATATTATCATATCTCTGGACTGTCTTATATCCTTGGTCCATCCACTCTCTCAGAACTGGCATGCCGTTTGTGTCAGCAAAGTCTGCAACACCGGACATTGAAGCTCCAATTCTACGGTTTCTCTGCATGATTGCATTTGTTTCTTCCCAATGAGTTGGAAGAAGAGTCACAGTCTTTGCATATAGATAAGCAAACTTTAATGTTCGCTTAAAGTCTTCCAGTGAATCATGTCTACCCAAGTATGTTTCGACCAAAGTACAGCACTCGTACGACTCTAATGACTGTTCTGCACACGGGTTAAAGCCAGCAATTCTGTGGTCCTTGTTGTTAATTGGATCTGCCAAACGACCATACTTGCGTGCCATGTCCATCCAAATTACTCCTGGTTCACCATTTCTAGCAATGCCGTCAACTATAGCGGAGAGATCTTGACCAACTGAAACTTCTACCGAGTTATTGGACATCCATCCCCAACCTGGATTTTCTGAATCATAAGAGTTTCTTTCAGGAAACACTTCAGCGTTCTTTAAGTTAAGGAAATCTTCATCATCGATTCTTCCTATTAAAAGTTCGGCTGAACGTCTAACGTTGCCGGATACTACACACACTCCAATCAGATTTCCTATGTCTGCAATATCTCTACGAGTTAGTTTTTCTCCACTACGTCCATTAAATATTTTTCTAATGGCGTTGTGGAGTTTAATCAAAGGAGCTGGTCCTGAAGCAGTACCACCAAACGTTTCAATTGGGCTACCTAATGGTCTAATTAAAGAGTAATCAAATTCAATTGTATTTTGCTCCGGCTTGAGATAAGAGTTAATTAAATCTCCAGTTGCTCTTGCCCAACTCTCTCTATCATCAGCAATAACGTCTGTTGTTACCTTGTCTACTGGCTTATGTATAGTAAAATCTTTATCCGCACCTTTGTCATCAAAGCCTACTCCAACTCCAAGCATTGAAGCTTCCATTAAAAACATAAATGGTTTAGACGGATTATTCTTTGACATTTCTGATGTGCTAACAAACGCACAGTTTTGCAAAGCTGCAGAGTTCTTATGTACGTTTACAATCTTAGTTCCCATCATCCATAGCCCACGTCCAGGTGGTGTCCACTTTAAATTAAATAAACGATCAAAGGCGTCCTTGGCACTAGCTTGCGCTTTTACATCATTCCAAGGAAGGCGACTTGATTTACAGTGATCTTTCTGCAGAGAATACATACCGTTGATAACACGTTCGCAAACATCTACCCAAGTTTCTTTTGTGCCATCTTCTTTTAGTCTTGAATAGGTACGAAGAAATGTTATCTCTCCTACAGAGTTGCCAGCAGCATCTCTGTATCCAAATGGAGCTTTCTTGCTTCTGTATGATTCTAGAAAGTCATCACTAATCCTAAAGGAAAAAAATAAAGATGATTTATTGCTTAGTGGTTGAGCTATTGGTTCTTGGGTTGTTATTTCATTTGACATTGAGTTTCTCCTATTTTTTTACTAATGTTTTAACGTGCTTGGGGTCAATCTTACTGAGTTCAGTTTGTTTGATTTTTGTTATTTGTTCCATGCTATATATTTTATAGATTTCCTTCTCTATGAAATATCCACTTCTCCAATTAACGATCTTGTCTATGTTCTTTTGGTGCTTGCTAAACAAGTTGCATATTGTGGCACCACCATATATCTTTACTAAATTTTGAAACTTCTTAACTAACTCATCTTTATTGCCGGGGTTGATCACGTCATTTTGTTCAGCCTTAGAGTATATCCAGTTAAAGGCCTGTCTAGTCAACGGTATGTAATCCACTGAGTCTATAACTCCTAGGTGTAGAATTTGTTTTCTATTTTTTTGAATCTCTATATCTGTCTTAACCATATTTTTATATAGTTCAAGCCAATCTCTTTCATTGAACTGAGCCCAACTTGCACACCAAAATAGTAAGTTCTGGGGAGGGCTAGTCAATGATGTTTTATCATAAGCTGGCAGCAAGGTAGTGCATGCAATGATCTTTTTTATTTGAGCCTTAGCCGAATCCGCATCGGTGCTTTTGCCACTAACGTTAGACCATAGTTGACCAAGGTGTGGCTTCCAATCGATGTCTGCAACGTAGATTCTCAGATACATGTCAGCTACTTCTGTAGGTAGGACATCATCCTTAACTACTTTTTCGAGATCTTCAATTGACACTGACACTTATATTCCTATCCAAAGATATCGAAACCTATAAAACTGCTTGAAAAATAGAAAATCCCGCTCTGTATAGAGCGGGAAATCCTACAACATTTCCGCTTCAAACATTATAGCAGTACTCCTGCCAATAATCTCAGTTACGGTTATTGTAATTTATGTTTGTAGTATTCTACAAAGCTTTTGCGGAAGGGATGCCCTTCCATTCCTGAACTTTTTGCCTTCCGTAGTCACTAGCTGTATTAGCTTGACCAAAAGTTGATGGGAAAATTTTAGCACTTGCTACGCCATGTTCTTCTTCTGGTCTAAAGTAACCATAGGAAGCTGGAGCACCCTGTGCATCTGTTCTTGCAGCGTGACCGGTATTAGCAAAAGCTACTGCTGATGCAACACCCTTGAAAGTATACTGGCGAAGCTTGTATTCATTTTCTCTTTCAACGTGACCAAAAGATGTTGGGAATGCTTTAGCCCCAACAAGGCCTTTGAATTCCATTGGACGGAATCTAGCACCATCATATGTGGCGGTGCCGTCGGGGAATGTTCCAGCCAAAGGATGAACGTAAAGTGTTGAACCCTTGAAAATTTGTGACATGAATACATCACCAGGGAAGTATCCGGTACCAATAACATGGTTATTGTCTGGTGCACCGTCGAGAATGTGACTAGTACTATAAAGTGGGTAGTATGAGTAAGTTCCCGTTCCCTTAGCTTTCCCAGACATAGTGGTATAAGGGTTCACCATTTGATTGGTGTTCTGACCCTTCAGGATTGGACGAGGTCCTACGTAAGATGTGGCCATTTTAATCTCCTTAAATAAGCTCTTAGAAGTATATAGTAATTGGTCTAAGAGATATTTTTAGTTATAATTTATTATTAAATCAGATAATACTGGGGCGGTGCCATCTGGAAGTTGGTTTAAAGTAACTTCTATCCATACGGTATTGGAAGATCCCGGATTTTCTTCAGTATATACTGACCCATCATTGTAAATTACCCTATATTCAAAGACGTCAGAAAGTAAGGATTGGGATACGTTAAATATCTTAGGGGTGACTGAGACTATCGAGTCAATCAAAGTCCCTTGAGGGGCATCAAATTTAAATATAATTCTTCCAGTAGGGAGAAACTTATCGTATCTTATGTCCATGTCAGACAGGCCATAAGTATAGATATATTTTCCATTTTCTGTAAAATAATTCTTTTGACGCATAACAAATCTTATAGCTGTTACATCTAGCTCTGCAAAGTAGAATGCTATAGGACCAGAATTTAAAATAGCATCGGAACCTATGGTGCTCCAACCACCTGGTGGGACCTTGCCTATGGCCTCTGGATCGCCGTCATAGACGCGATCTCTGTTCAATGGTATCCAGTTATCAGACTGACTTAAAGTTGGCTCCTGGACCGTTGTGTACTCTATAGAGAGAATATCTACCCCAAAGGTAGGAAATGGATTTAATTTAAAAAAGTTACATTTCTTAGAGCCACTATACTCAGAAGGTATTTTAACATAAACATATGTTTGAGCTCCATAAGGAGAAACCGCATCTGCAATAATACTTCTTTTCCAAAACTTATCCGATCTATCTAAAATAGAATTATAGATATTGTTACTGTCCAAAGTGCAACCAGGAACATCAACCCCAGGTAGTGAGTTGGATATTTTAGTTTCAAAAAAATCAGCAATCACCTGACCATCGCTAGGCGTAAAGAACTTAACTTTAGAATGAGAAGATCCATCTATCTTAGGTAGAGTTACGATATTGTAGGCGGGGTCGTAGGTAAGCAGCTCATCAGCTTGAATTGTCAATTCTCCCTCTGGTGTGGCCGTAACATCTATCTGAGACAGGGAGTGAATAGATATTAAATTATCATTAGACTCAAGCGCTATTATTCTATCATCCATATCTTTTATGTATTGATTAATAAATACATGGTCTTTCAATACTCTCTCAAAAGCTTCAGAAAGTTTTTGGTCAAATATATTATATTTATTATAAAGGTATACTAAATCTTTATAATTTTCTTCTATTCTCGCATTATGATCGTCACTATTAAGCGGGCCATTATATTGCTTTGTTCTTTTTTTAGTATAAATAAATTCTGACATTTAACTACCTATTGTCCTTTTTCTAATCTTTTAATCTTGTGCAGCATCTTTGACATCTTGGAACTAATAGTCAAAGTAGTATCTATTTGCAAATAATTTGGAGTTGCTGAATCCCCAAAATACTCAAACTGCAAATCGTCAAAAAGATAATAGAAACCATCTTCATACGGAGTATGAATAGAGTATGTCTCTGGATCAACTTGCCCTACTATGATTCTTACGTCTTGATAAACTTTATTATTTAAATAATCTATTTTTTCATCTAACCTTTTTAGGTCAATGTATATTTTATTCATCTCTAAGTTTTCTTTTTCAGAAGACCTAGGACCCCTATAGGTATTTCTATATCTTTCGTAAAGAGGTTGTATTATTCTTTTAATTTCTATATAACTTCTTGCCATGGCTAACTCAGTTCATCGTATCCATTTTTAAATTTTACCCTATATCCATTTAACACAGGAGTGCCGAATGGGTTATTTGGCCTAGTAAAGTCAGCCCTAAATCTAATTGATTCAACTGGATTATTATTATTGGAATAATAAACTAATCTAGAATTATCTTTTATTTGTTTTCTACATAAAATCTCTTTGTTTCCAAGATATTTATCTATGGTAAATACAGGATCTTCAATAGATCTATTTGTCCTAAAGTCAAAAGGATCTACGTAAGAATAGTAGCTTAAGAATGGAGTTCCATAATTTGTTATTGAGACACCATCCATTAAAGATATTGTGCCCGAAGCATTTTCTAATGCATCAAACGTTATGGTTATTCTATTTATTCCTTCAATTAAGTTCCAAGTAGTATTTTGGGTGGGAGATACTTGACCAGCTGGAATGTCTGCTATTTTAACTCCATTTAAGTAAACTGCAACATCCCAATCTATTGCTCCTCCAGATTTTGACACTACATGATTTACCTGAGTTGCCTTGTCTACCAATAGATTTGTCTGCATAAAGCCACTAATTTCATTTAGGTTTAAAGAGATCGGTATAGATGGAACATTTGTTATAGCTAAACTTCCCATATCAAAAACTTGATTAGTTGAAGAGGTAGCGTTGACCAAACTTGACCATTGAGCCAAGTCCCCATATAGACCTTGTGAGTAAGAGGTATATTTAAAGCTGATTCTATTTACGCTATCTAATAAATAAGGATTGTATGGGGTGTCCGATTCTGCAATAGTGCCAACTCTATAGACTGGAACTCCTCTATAAATAGAACTTGATGGATTAATTTCCGTAAGAGCTCCAGTATCAATTATTGGATTTAAAAATATATTTCCGGGGGTAGGATAAGAACTTATGTTTTTAAAATATTTTATTGATTTACTAAAAGATACAACTTGGTCAACACCCAATCCCGAAGAACTTGATGAGATTGGTATCCAATTAAAGTCTGAAACATTAACCGCATTAGGTATGTTCTGTGCAACAAAATAATTTATTTGCCCAATGGAAGGATTGGCGTTAGCTGCTTCTATACTAACTGCGTCTATTATTTTATTTTCATTTCCAGAATCTATTGTTATTGGGGACGAAATTAACATTCCTTCTTTGTCATAATATTGCCCACTTATAATTAAATCTTTTATATCAAATTTATAATGATACTTGTCTATAGTCCTATCATTAAAGGTTATATCTGGCTCATATTTTATTAAAGTAATTCTTATTGTTCCAGATTGTTGAGGAATAAAATTAAAGGAAAACTTATCATAATCACTGTTAGATTGCTTTCTCCTATACTGAACTTCTTCAGTGGTATTAGTCCCAATTATTTCAGCTATAGTTACAATAGCAGAACTTGTATTTAATTTTCCATCTATACTAGATACTACAAATGGAGTATTCAAGGGGATAGTCAGGACCATGGCGCAAGCACCCAATGTGCTAGATGTATGAGTAACTGTAGACAGCGTATCGTTTAGCCCATCAAAGATATTATTTGCATTGGGTAATAGCGTTTGAGTTGCTGCGGTATTACCATTGAATATCATATCGTATTTAATATTATTTAGATTTACTCTACCGGGAGCTCTAAAGTCTAACGCATTAGTTTTTAGAGTCGGGAGCTTAGCGTTTCTATGCTCAGTATCAATAAAGCAAGTTGATAAATTTAAATCTACATTAGATAGGTTCGCAAAACTATCGCTAAAGGAATAGAAATATCCGTCAGTATTTGAGTTCGCAAATAATATTTCGTCTAATTTTTTTTCTAAAGCTACCCTTTTATCCCTTAAGGAGTTCAATCTTTTCCCCAGAACAGTGACAACACTCATCATGTCTTCGCCGTTTTCGTGTATGGAGTCATATAAAACTTCTAGATTAAGTATTGATCTAGCCATAAAAATATTCATTAGATCTGGGTTAGTTGTTTCCGTATTCCTTAGAAGATTAATGTCATTACGTAGAGGAAGCCCTATTCTATTCTGCGAAAAGTATTGATCAAATTCTTTTTTTACTTCTAATTCTGAAGGCTGTCTTACTACTTTGTTTGTTGCAGATGTACCAGTAGAATACATTAGTTTATAAATATTATCTAAAAATTTCTTTTTTTGTATTTTAGAAATTGTCATGAATTCCTCACTTTAACCCCAACTTTATATGAATAAAGTATCGGGGATATATTTTCTCCAGAAGGTTTTTCTAAATCTATTTTTACAATTAAACTTTTTGGATTTTCTGGCACTGTGGGAGCATTGTAATATTCTACTCCTGGGATCTTGAATGTGTTGTCTACATTTTGGTTAAAGGCTAGAACCTCACCGACTTGAGACAATGGGCTTTCTATTGCGGAAACTCTTATCCAGCTAGACCCAGCGTCTAAGGATATATAGTACTTTATGTACTCTGAATTTACATTAGGAGAAAGTTCTCCAGATAAACTAGTTTCAGCGGACAATGTCAAATACTCTATTGGAGAACTAAAATCAAATTGCTTTGATACTATTTGTGCTTTATCAGAGAACTCTTCGTATCCAACTGTGATATCTCTTAATGAGATTGATTTTCTTTGGCCATCGATAATGTCATACTTTCTCTCCAAGGGTACTGTGTATGATTTTGATTGTACTTTAGTTTCATCTGTGTTTATAGACTCAGCCGTGATGCTGTCTACTCTAAGTTTAAATACATCATACTTCTGCTGCTTAGTAAATCCCTGAGTTGTGGTATTAAACCAAGCAACAATCGCCGTAGCAGTTGCCTGAGATTCACTCACTGTTACTCCACTGATTACTGTTGTGGCGTTACCTATCCAGCCATCAAATCCCCCTAGGTTTCCATTGGGTTTAGTTTCTGTAATGTAACCAGCATACGTTGGATTTGTTCCAGTATTAGTTATCCCACTTAAACCAGTTAAAAAATAGTTAGGAGTAGCAGCGGAGTCGTAATCAAACCTTTGCAAAAATAGATTGGTCAAATAATAAGTTTTTCCATCAGCCCCAGTAGCTCTGGCTGACCAACCAGTCTTAACTGGTATGTTCCTTCTAAGATTAATGGTAAAATCAAGAGTATTACTTGTTTCAGCCTTAAATACATTAGGCTGATTGTAGGAGGGCATTATTTGTGCTCGGTTCCAAATCTTTTGTGACCATGATATATTCGGATATCCCAATGACGGTGCAATAGTTGGATCATTTGGGTTAAATCTAGTTTGATTAAAAAATGGATTAGACTCTATGTTTTCCGGAACAATAAGTCCACCTGTTCTAGTCTTACTTTTAACTGGTTCAAAAAACATATGCTTGATTTTTGCTTCATTGTAATTAAGCTGTTTGAAAAATATTTTAATAGATTTAACTTTTCTTTCAGTGAACTTAATATTAGCTTCCTTATAGAAAAATTTCTTTGCAGAATCTAAAGAACTTGGTATTAAACCTGAACTTATATGGATTGGTTCAATAAGAACATTCTCAACTTCATTTAAATTATTTTTAACTTCAATTTTTTCTATTCTAATATCTTTAGTAATACTATTGTTACTGCCAAAATAAGGAACTATTGTAACAAAGTTAGCTTTTTGTTCATCATCATTTTCTAAAACAGTTACAAGTCTAAGATCATCGCTAGTAAAAGTAGACCAATCGTAGTACTGGTCTTCTTCATTTTTTCTGTACTGGAACTCAAAATTCTGATTGCCTACTGGCTTTCTTGTTGCCAATATATTCATTTGTTCATATTCAAAAAATGTTAAGGGGTTATTATCTATGATGTTATTTACGTTTCTAGATGTTGGTGAATCTTGGAAGAAATACCTATAAGGTGGACTATCCTCTGCAGAAGCGTAGACGGAATGATTGTTTCCAGCTATGCCATTTGAAGAAGCTTCTTCAATAAAAACTCTTTGTGGCGTCCACGCACTAGTCGTAACCTTAGATAATGTCATTTGGCCATTGTCTATCGTTGGCAAGATGTCAGTGCTTTGTATTTTAGAATAATCTATGTAGTCGGCGTTGTCGAAAGAACTTCCTACGTAGAATAGGTCACTTGCAGGGCTACTTGAATACATCTGTAAAACTTTTATTTTATTCTTTATTCTGTTTAAGAAAGAATTTTCTTGTTCTACTTCAGAAGTAAACATATTAAAATTGCTAATAGCTTTTGCAGATAAATAATCTAATTGTTTAGCGATAATATTTAAGTCGTCTGAATAGTTCCTTGTATAGGTATTAAACTTAGCAGATACTGGGGGCTCGCCCTTAATGTACGGATCAAACTGGCTTAGAGGACCGGCTTAAGTTTGTATTGAGAAAGTTTAATATACTTTGATACTCAGCTGCGAACTCTTTGTTATTAGAGAATTGATTCGTTCTTTCCTGATCTATGAATCTAGTTAAGATTGTATATATTTGATCATATGCTACTGTATTTGGAGATAATTGAGTCATATTAATTTAACCTTAATAATTTCTGTGATAATGGGTCCAAGTTATTTACCTTACATTTAATTATAACATTATCTACTGATATTCCATTGGTTAACTCCGGAATGTTATTCCTAATGATAACCCTAAACCTTACGCTAGGAGGAATATACGAGTAATTAACTTTCAATGGAGTTGTAATGTTTTTATTAAAGATTAGTTGTTTTCCATTTTGAAAAAATAAAACTTGATTTGTAGAATAAAATGTTGCTTTTTCAAAGTTGTTACTTAAATAATTTGTTAAATTAATAGCTAAAGTTCCATCGGATAAAGTTACCGTAATAGGAGAATAGCCAATATTTTCAAAAGAGTTAATCGTACCATAATCACTACTGTAGGTGGCTGTTGAAAATTTATCTTCTATAAAAGGAGTGTAATCTAGCTGAACTCTATTTCCTCCACCAGTAGCTTGGAATACTTGTCCTTGAGATCCATTTTTAACGTAAGACCTAATCACATTCTGACCGTCTAAAAGTGCATCTATATCCAATAATGACTGATTATAATCTGATGTGTCTAAGTTATATTGCGCTACATATATAGATAAAGCCTCTATTGAATTTACCATCGTAATTTTATTATTTTGATAGGTCCAATTATTTGGATTTTCCAAGATGCCATTTTTATAAACTCTTATAGTTGCAGGCAATGGGAGGAATCTCAGAGTAGCTTGCTTTAAGTTATTAAAAAACAAAACTTCAGAATCTATAGAATTAGATAAGCTGTGATTAATTGGAATCCACGAAGATTCTGATAATACATTTTCCTGCAGACAGATACTAAGCTCTGCAGAACCTGGCTCAATTAAATCATATCCATTATAGCTTAAGTTTTGTCTTTCTTTAATGATGTTAACAATACCCTTTAACCCTAAAGGTGAGCCATCAGTTTCAATTTTTTTAGATATGTAACAAGCTTTGTTGGAAATTGAACTAGTAGAGACACCAAAGGAAATATTTTTAATAGAAAAAGTATATTCATAAGAACTTGTTATTTCTTTTGAGTTTAAATAACTTGTTAAATCATAACTAGTTATTCCTGGAATTTCAGGATCTTCTTTTTGAAAAATAAATTCATAATTTTCTCTGTCGTTTTTCAATGGGACTATTCCATCCGACATCATGCCTCTGCTTTGATTAGAAAAGTCATCTGATCTATTTGGTTTGTATATATTATTATTAAATAAATTAGATCTAGCGTCTATAGAATATTGAACTATTGTTTGAACTATATTTGAAATAATATTATTATTACCACTATTTACAAAATCTTCTTTTCTTTTTTCTCCAAATTTTACAAGATTATCAAATACAGAATCTGGGTTTACTTCTTCATTAGATGGGTATCTATATGAATAAACTTCTTCATATTGCTTTTTGTTTTTTCTAGAATTAAGTATTGAAGTACTGTTTTTGAAATAAAAGTACACTAGGTCCTGCATTTTACTAGGGTTTAAAGACTTTGAATCTCTTATACCTTTTACTACTGAATGAATATATTTAGAATTTGTTTCGTGGACGTTAGCTATATTATCAGATCTAATGTATTTAGGTTGGTTAAATATAAAAGTTATTTTATTTACTCTACATTTAGGGAATAATATATCTACTGTTTTATTAATTAATAAAGGTGAATCCAAAACAGGTGTTTCAATTGTACTTCCACTTACGGAACCAGTTTGAGTTGATGCTGTTGGATTAGTGGATTCCACTATGACCTGAAGCAACTGCATTTCTTCCGTATCAGATGGGCTTATCCTTACAAGATCCATCTCTGTTGCATTGACGAACGTCATGACCACCTGAGCTTGTGCTCCAGTTATGTAAGAATAATCATAGTTTAGGTAGCGAGATAATGATGGCAGCTTTGAAGTTATTACATATGGGGACTTAACAGTCACAGTCCAATCCCTTAATGGACTTTCGTTCATAACTGGACTAAAGCCAGTATCTGTAGTTATAAAGTTCGAATAGTTGTTAGTATAGTTTATATTAGAAATATTATTAATCATATTAACAAAAGAAATTCCATTGTCAATACTCATTTTATTTATAGTATTATCTATTTTATAGTTTCCATTTTGAGCAAATGTCGATCCATCCCTATCGTATAGAACTATATTGGTTGAATCTTGTTTATAAGAATTTAAATCATTATCAAAATTTTCTACATAATTAAAGTTAAATAAATCATCTTCTCCAGATATGTATTGATAATTATTTATAAATGTTTCTAATATTTTTATATCATTTTCTATTTTTTGTATTTCAGAGGAAAAAATAGAAACCATTGAATTAGCAACGTTTGATATAGAGGAAGATGCAGAAAAGAATTGTCCAACTCTTAATGAGGAATCTCTAAAAAATTCTATTATAGCTTCTAAATTCATTGGAGAATATCTTAAGGCTAAAGCTGGCGTATAATTAGCAGTTGTATCAAAAGTTTTTATATTCTCAATTAGGTTAGCGATTTGAGTTTTATCTGCTTTAATATTTTGGATTAAAGAACTAACAGTTTTTTTACTGCTATTAGAAAAAGTTTGTATTGTATCAGGAAGATGATGTAACACTTGATCCCCAGTCCTTTCCGTCCGTATCGTATAGGTCAAATACAACACCTGCTGTTAAGTTATCTCTAACTATATCATAAACTTCTTGAGGATTAATGAAGTTTTTCTTAACTATAGATGGAATTTTAACCATAACATAGCCACCTCTTGGATATGCTTCTGCCATTGGAGGGTAGATGTCCCAATAGGAAACTGCTTGAGAGATACCATCAAGTATAGTATTGGTGTCAAAGTTCGCAGAGATTCCCCCACCCTTTACTCTTAGGTCTGTAAAGTTAAAGTTTTCATCATCGTTGGTATTTATTACATATATTATTCCTATTAGCTGGGCAAATGGGTCATACGCAACTTGGTCAAATTTATTGAATATATTATTGTTATAGGTAAAGTTTATAACTGGACCAGTAGGATACTCCGTAACTTCTACTTGCCTAATTGAATTATTAACACTCTCACTTTTGTATACCTTTTTGGGAAGGATATAAATGTATAAAGGCTTATTTAATTGTACTGTATCCTTATTTAAAAATGGGTTAGTAGGAATTGGAACTCCATCCGACTGCTTAACGCTAAGTTTACTATATTCAATAGTGTAGTCTACTTTTGTTAAGTCTTCATTGTTTGATATAATTTGATTCTTAAACTCAATTAAACCCGTACTTGCATTAAAGTTTACTATCTCAGAATAAGGAATTAATAACCAAGGACTAGTTTCACTAACCCTTGTATATACCTTAAGCGCTGGTTTCATTGGAACATTTTTTCCACTTAGATCTGAAGAATAGCCTTTTATAACGTGTAGTGGGGTTTGCCTTAATGTAATAGCTCTAGAGTTATTGTATTTAGGACGTTCTCCTATAATATCGTAGTATCCTCTTCCAAACATTCTTGACCATGGCACGCTTGTTATAGAAGACGTATCGTAGGAAGCTATTAAATTCTGACCACCATAGGAGGCTTTCCAATCTCTGGCGTCGTTGGCATTTATATTTATTGTCTTCTGAAAAGAACCTGAACTAATAGACAAAGGCCATGGTTCAGTTTTACTTAAATCTCCATTTATTCCAGACAATTGAATTTTGTTTCTATCATTAGAAACTACATTAACTACAGGATAGGCTGCTCTTAATGGTATTGAAACCGGGGTATAAATAGACCCGTTGCTAGAACTAGTAAATTCTTTTAGAGTGGACAAATTTCCATCATAATCATACGCATATACGCCTATATAGATATTGCTAGGATTTTGCATATATCTTAGGTATGTTATTTTTTTGCCAATAAATTGATTAGTAGTTGTATCATAAAACCCATATTCTAATCCAGGAGTATCTCCACCTACTTTAGTGAGTATAATATCGCTATAGTAGGAGTCTTCCGTGTTGGCTAATGTAACAGAAACTTGTGAGAGATTCAACGGGAAAAATGGTGTTCCATTACTATTGGTCAATAACATAATCCCGTCATAGTAATTGGTGTGATTTTTCCCATTAATTATTTGGTTATTTATAACCTTCTTTAAACTGTATCCAGATATAGGTACAGTTCTATTGTAGGTTGTAGCTGCGGTGTAACTAGAAACTTTACTATTTGCACTAATACTTAAAATAGTTTCTCCAGCAGCGTTCATTGAAGAGCTACTGCTGACATTAATGAAGTTGTCATTTGATAATATGGAAGTTCCAGACTCCCTGACTGATCCTGCCACTAGAGAAGAGGAGTTAATTCTGGTTATACTCTTAGGGTTAGCTATATCTACTATTTCATTTCTAGACAAATCTGGTTTAAAGGAAGAATTATTTAAAGGTGAATCTGATCCACTACGATTGAATGCTGGGTTAGTAGCAAACAATCTATCTCCTACTTGTTCATGAACCATTATAGATTTTAATATTCCATTATTTTTTATATACTGCAGAGTGATATCTGTTGATATAGGATTAAAGGATATGTTATTTAGATCGTGGGTGACTTCTACTATTCCTTCAACCCTAACTCTATCAATGTGATTTAACCAATAGTAATAAGTTGCCTCAACTCCATCGTTATTCCACTCTTCTAAGACCGCTGGAGTATTTGGGTTTTGAATATCTAAATATTTGTAGTTTACATTTATTTGACTAAATGCTAATCCTGCTGCTTTAGGTCCAAACTTATTGCCGCCCAATATGGACCCCTCTAAAAGTATATTCAGCCACTTGCCCTTGTAACTAGATGAATCTAAAGTAATTGTTATTGTTCCATCTTTTTGATACCCTTGAGTCTTGTTGTTGACAGGAGATGGAGTCCTACTTGGCGTGTCTGTTGTAGTCCAATCAAACACTCTTATTCCCTTGTAGGATGTAGCGGAAGGCCATGGTGATATAGGCAGTATATTCACTGTAGTTACTTTTTCTAAAACTGCATCATTACGAAGACGAATGCTTACCCACATCTTTATTTTTTCAGATGCTTTTGATGATCCAGTAAAATTAATCATTGTAACATTATTGCCAGATAATATATCTGCTTTTGCGGTTCTCACCTTTGACGCTGCATTGACGTAATCCCATATATCTTTATCTTTATAGTTGTTCTTATCTACGACACTGACTCTAGTGGCCTCTAGTTGTTCGGCGGTTTTACCTGACCAAATGAACGCCATTGCTTCTTTGGTCCTAGAGTCTATAATCCCATCAGCGGGAAGGTCATTAGCTTTTTGAAATGCTTTTACTTCAGTTGATAAAGAGGCATCAAATGTACCATTGGACGGACTACTCTTATTGTAACCAGCGTGGTGCATGGTTAGCTTTATGTATCTAACATAAGTTCCTGAGCCCTTGCCCTGAAAGTACTCGTCCCAAGTATTACCTTGCCCTATATCTCCAGTATATACAAAAGCATTGTAATCACTACTAGAAGCCAATGTATCTGCAGATTCGCTAGTTTGTACTTCTTCGGCACTGTAAGCTAGAGGTTTTGTAGCCCCGGGAGTAGGAGGGTTTATGACTTCATCCCTGCCGGCTACTTTAAGTGTTCTTGCTATGGCAGCTGTTTTCTGTCGTGATACTGTAAGATTGCCTCCGATATTAGAATCTACTTCTTGTTTCCAGGAATTAGTTTGTTCAAACTCTACCTTCAA